CCTGCACGTCTACCTGATCCAGTGATGCCCATGGTGATAGTTTCACGTTGCTCTTCAGTAACCTGTACCAACAGGGCTGGAAACTGTGTAATGGCTAGTTTTTCAACATCAAATGGCTCACGTGTAATAAGAACCACATTGGGTTCTGAAATAGTCATTAGACTATCTACAATGTTTTGAGAGATCTGTTCACGCAAACTTATTGTTGACATGTTATCGTACCAATCTCATGCTGTGCAATGATTGCTTTTCTGTTGAGGATATTGTGTTGTTATTGTCTGCATCGTATTCGACGCCAAGACGTAGGCAAAGGTCCATTTCATGTTCGAAACGACCTTGATAATAGTTCATCATTACTTGGAATTTGTCTTCGTTGCCCGCTGTTTCAAACTTAGATAGTTTAGGGCAAATATGGAATGCTAGTGCATGATATACAGTAGCCTGTGTCCACTGACTTTCAGTTAGACGTGTTGAATCAAATGTCTGATCGCCGTTTTCTTTTTTATAAATTAGAAACCAACGAACTTGAAGGATACGATTTATTTCTACTTCACTACGAGCCAGTTCAGCATCAAAGTCTAAAACACCATAATCAACAATGGTAGGTTCAACCAACAATAGGTTGTCAAGCGTAGCGTAAGCCATAGTAGAAGTCCTTCTTCAATAAATTTTAAAATCACAAGTCCTACTTGTGTTGTATGTGTATTTACCTCGGATCCTAAAATATCCATTTATTATAGTCAAAAAGAAAGGTCTGCTTTTGACAGACCCTTCCTGATTACAAAAATCTAATCGATTAGATTAAGATAGTTCTGAATCAAACTTCAAGTTCTTACCATAACCATCATATAGTTCGCCAACACCGTAAGCGCAACTTGCAACTACGTCAGTTCCTAAGAAACTTGCACGTCTTTGAGTTTCGATTGCGATATCACCAACCATACCAATGCCTAATGCATCAGTGTGGAATACAGCACCTGGGAAGTCACCAGCGTTGGTCACATTGTCGATGTTTGCTGTTTCATAGATTGGAATACCAGCCAACTGACCAACATAACCCATACGCATTGCTTCGTTAGCAACATCACCAAATGCACCAGCAGTGAATGCCACGTTACCAGTAGTTGTCAACACTTTCTTCAGTGAATAAGCAATTTCTGGGTGCAATACTGCAACGATGCCTTCTTGTGGAACACCAAGCGCACGTAGTTTAGCAACTTGTTCAAAGATGACGGCTGGAGTTAAGTTACCAGTGTAGTCACCTGCGCCAGTTGAGAAATTAGCGAACAAGGCTGTTAAGTCTTTGTCCATCTTACGTGCAATTGCTTCACCGAATAAACGGCCTAAGTCAGCAACTACATTGCTTGATGATTGTTGTACTGCCAAGTCAGTAACCAATGTACGGATAGCACTGATGCTAACTGTCAATGTTGCAGTACTTGTTGATACTGCTGTGTTGCTAACTTCGTCGCCTTCTGTTAAAGCGGCTGCTGTTTGTTGTGGATAGATAGGAACGTTGATAGTCTTACCTTGTCCGCCTGCTAAAGAATAATTCTTTACTAGGCCACGCATGATTGAACGCTCTGATGCGACAAACATTGCTTCTTGAATGATAGACGGTAATAGGTCGTCTAATGTACTTGTTGTTGAACCTGCCATAATATGTCTCCTTGATTAATTAGGCTATGCCGTTTTGTTTACGATATTGTGCGTAAATCTTACGGTGCTCTGGATTTTTCATGTCCAGTGATTTTATATCTACTTTGCCTAATCCATTATTAGAGAAATTTGATTTAGTGTTAGTAGTAGCAGGACTAGCAGATTTAAAATGCGGATTCGAATCTAGGAATTCTCTCACTAGGTCTTCTACTCCTAAAGGTGCGCCCTTGTCATTATAACGTACGGTACCTTTATTATCTACTACTTCTACTTCACCATCTTCATTAAGGCGTACTTGATTAGATAACAAGGCTTTAACCTGTTCCGGAGCAACTGCTTTATATGTGGCTGCGGCACTGATCAAAGGAGTATTAACTTTATATTCCTTAATGATGCTATCTCTTTTTTGGATCTCAGCATCTTTCTTTGCGGCCAAGTCTTGTAGTGTTTTTTCAAACTCACCACGCTTTAACTGTTGTTCCTGTTGACGCTTTTCAGCCTCTGTACGTAGTGTACGGAGTTCCGCAGGATCACCTAAGTCTTCGTATGGTTTTAGAAGTTTCTTTTCTAATGAACCCTTCATTCGGGCCATCATGTTGTCTACTTCTTGTTGACTATAAGTCTTTGTCGCTTGTGCCTGATTTTCTTGTTCTGTAGTCGCCGCATCAGTTGCGTTATCTGTTACCAATGTATTATCTGACATTGTGCATCGCCTCCTTGGAGTATGTTTTATATTTAGTCACCCGACCAAATTATCATGTACTTAGTACACTTTTGAGCCGCTTAGTAAATATTGGCGATCAAAGAGAGTGACAAAAGCCAAAATTTCTATTATAATTAACACTTACAAACACACTATAGAGGCAATAAAATGAAAGCAATTATCCTAGCATTAGCCATTGTAACCAGCACAGCACATGCTGAAATGATCATAATGGATGTTGGTAATTATATCGTTCAATCTAGTGGTTCAACTATCTATGTTACGGGTCCAAATAAAGGATCAATACCAATAGCAGTGCCTGTAACTGTCAATCCAGCAACTGGTATTGGACAAGTACATACACCACAAGGTAGTTATTTGGTACAGCGTAGTTCAACAGGATCAACTACCACTGTGATCCAAACTAGCAAGAGCAAGTAATCTACTTTCTAAGCCGTGCCAGTGTAGCGCGGCTTTGCTGTATTAGGCAAGACACTGGCGCACCATAAGCACCATGTGCAGGCTCACTCCACAGCCATTCATCCTCTCCGTGATCTCTTTGCTTGCATAACTTTTTAAGTCTGCGGCGAGAGAGATCTAAGATATAAATCCTTGCTTGAAATTCACCTAAGGGTCTAATAGTGCGTGAGCGCACTATGTCTATTTGTCCCCTATGCCATGCGGCTAAACTCCAAGGACACATAGGCTGTATCCTTGAAAAGTATTCTAACCAATTAACGCTTTGGTGGCTTTTTACCAGTGCCACGACCTCGGCCTCTTCCCATTCCCATATGATTCTCCTTGTTAACTATCATCTTCTACTGGTTCCCACTTGGCACACCAGTAGACTGCACGAACTGGAGCATCAAACTTGGTACAATATAGTTCACCTGGTTTGTAGTATTCACAGTTGCCACAGTTTTGACCCGCTGGTACCATAGGGTCTGTTTCAGGTACATAAGCATTGGGTAAACTATCTGGAATAGCCTCGCCATCTGAATATGTTCTACCTGTTTGTGGGTTTGGATCGACGAATAGCAATGCTTCCTTCTCTTCACCCATCCATTCTAATATATGTTCATCTACCTTGCGTAGCACAATAGGATCAGTGGCGGCTTGACGAGCCTTGCCCAACTGTTCTATCTCCATGCTGGAATCACGTATGTTAAACGATCCAGGGTATTCTATTTCACCCATCCATTGCTGTCCTAGATACTTGTAATAGTATTGGAACATCTGTTCTTCAGCAAGTTCTAAGTTGTCAGCCAGTTCGCTTAGTTTGGCATTGAGCAATTGAAACTCTGTTTGCATAGCCACACCGCTCATTGTGCGTGACTCAATAGCACGTACAGCACCAGTGTTGGCCATCTTGTCTATAGCATCAATACGGCGTGCAATACTATCATAGATATGTGTAAGCCCATTGCCAGCAGGCTCTAATAGATATGGTTTAAGTCCTGGATCTAATCCATCTGACATCATGATGATGGCACCAGCGCCAGCACCTGCTTCAGTGTCTGGAGTCTTGACCAATGCTGGGTGATTCTGTAGTCTGATCAACTGTTCAACTTCACTGTACTCATTGTAGATAGCACGTTGTTGATCAGCAATGTCGCTGATTGTACTAGATCCAATGCCACGAATAGGACTGCGAGTAGCATAGATCTGTACAGCAGGGATCTCACCTAGGCCGTTGATCTCAACAAACTCTTCTTCAATCTTCTTTTCTTTAGTGTCTACAACATAAGTTTCAATCTGTTCTTTGGTCCATATTTTAATGGTGCTTAGGGTATCATTGATCTCTTCAACGTATTTGAAATAGGTCAGTTCATAATGTCCTGTAGGACTGCGACTCCATGACCAATCCAGCACAGTCAGGGGTGTCATGATATTCAAGTAAGGACGCACACCCTGGCTTATTTCATCTGCTTGAGTCTGAGCGCCTACGTTGGGCTTGCTGATCACAACCCAAGCATGTCCAAATACATTTGACCATATGGCCACTTCTTTCATGAATGCGTTTAGGCTGCGTCCTTCTAAGTCCGCATCACGTAGGAACATTTCTAGTGTAAAGTCTATACCATTCTGTTCAAAATCACGGTCAGGTTCTTCACGGAATAAGAAACTGATGTACACTGAAATAACACTCTTACAGTGATTATCCAGGGGTGTTGCATCTAGTCGTGCTTGATATTCCTTGGGAGTTTCTAGTTGATAGCGTGTTAGATGTCCTGCTTGACGATATTCTTCACCACCTAGATATGATTCTAAATAAAATTGCCAACGCGATTTATAATCATTATAAAGACGATTGCTAGTGGTAATTGACAAATACCTTTCTAGACTTGTTTGGTTTACTTGTAATGGCATGTTCTATCCTTAATTATATTTCAAAATGCTACTATGGTTGGCTGTTGTACTGAGATTATGCCCCCATGTCTTAGGTTGTTCTATATGGCTAGTATCACGGTTCACAGGATACAAATAGTCTACCATATAACCCAATGCATCCATCATATGATCATAGCCTGAATCTTTATCAGGCTGACTAGTTCCTTCTTTATATGTATGTCGTTCTAGACCCTCGATTGTATATTTAACCCTTGGGTCAAATATCAAGCGTCTAATGCCATCACTAGAACATAGTCTAGCGTTCACAGCATTGATACGATCACGCACTGGTGTATGTTTATAGGGTGCCTTGACTACAAAGCCTGCGTTCTGTAAGATGGTGATGTCAGTAGCGCCGCCTGCTGACGTTTTACGTTGTCTGGCTGCTGGATCAGGATAGGCGAAGATCTTAGCCTGTGGATATCGCAGTTTAATTTCATCCACTGCTTCTTGGGTGTTAGAAGAAAACATACGGATTTCGTCGATTGCATAAAGTCTATCTCCCGTTTGAACTGCTATGACCACACTCATGGGATCAATGTTAAAGTCCCATCCTGTGTGTAGTACCAACTGTTTTGCATTATGTTCAATCTGTAGAACATTCTGTTTGCGATCAAAGTTATAATAGATACGCCCAGCATAAGTTTCAAAGGTGGCTAGGAACTCCTGTCGGAATGTGCGTTCATCTAGGTCACGCTTTGCTGATTCTATTTCTTCTGGCTTGACCTGTCCACCATCTATAGTAGTGTACTGATAACTGCTCCATACTCCAGGCTGTTCTACAGGGTTCATGTAGAGATCGTGTGCCCAGTTGCCTATGCCTTTGGGTGTTCCAATAAACATAGCACGACCCATCTTGTCTGCTAGAGTAGGACGCAGTACTTCAAACCATGCTTCAGGATCTATGTCTGCGAACTCATCTAGTACGATAAAGTCCAAGCCCACACCACGCAGACTGTCAGCATTATCAGCACCTTTGAGACTTATGGTAGATCCATTCTTAAGTTCAATTGTCAGTTCACTTTCGTTAATCTTCCGGGTCCAATTTAGATCTATAAGCCGATACTTGAGTTTCTTCCATACGATCTGCTTGGCCTGTCTATAACTGCTGGTAACATACCATACATCTTTGTTGGGTTCCTTAGCGTGGTAACATAACTCTCTTATAGATAAGTGTGTCTTACCAAAGCGACGACCCGCTATGACTACACGAAAGCGGGCAGGATCATCAACGATTGTTTGTTGGGCTTTACTTAATGACATTAGTTAATATCGCGGCCCAGTCAGCATGTGCCACTATCCAGGCTGCGATAACGCCTGCCAATGCTAAGAAGCCTAGAATATAGTTCTTGAGATCACGTAGATTATCTAACTTGGCCATGACCTGATTGTGATCATCACGGTTCTCTTGACGTAAGATGGTAAGGTCTTCTTTGATGCCATCTACCTTGGTTTCTAGTACTGACACACGTTCATTGGTAGTACTCATTCATCACTCCAAGGTAGAGGTTGTTTGTCATCACCTGTTTGACCATTGTCAGAGTAGCCTAGGATGTTCTTGGCCAGGAAGATTTGTACAGCGGCATTCATGTTCTGACATGCGTTGTTAAGCATAGCCCGACGTAGGGTAATTTTTAAGTTCTCACGGCCTTTTATGAGATTTACGCTAAAATTGTATCTCAAGGTGTTTTCATCAATGCCCCAAAAGTTTGCGATTTCGTTATCCCTACAACCCAAAGCCGCGAGTTTTTCCACTTCATCAGGTGGAATCAATACCTTGTCACGGCCCACTACTTTACCTAAAATAGTGCCTTCTACAAGTTCTTTGGGTTTAGGTCCGGTCTTGGCCATTATGCTGAACGGTTCTCGACTTTGACTCGGAAACTGCGGCGATCTATTAAGCCGTCTGTGGTCGTTATCGCCGCAGTTATAGTATAGACTTTGCCCACGTTGCCGCCGCTGAGTGTTATATAGGTTATGTGTCCTGAGGTAATACCCTGTGCATCTTTGACCAATGGTGCTGGATCATTAGCACGTACCTGCATGGTATATGTGACTGTGGCTATGGTATCATTACCCAATAGCCAGTCGACCCATTCCATTGTATAGGTCAACTTAGCACTGGGGTCTTTGCTAATCCAACTACCTTGGTTATCTTGATAATAACCTGTTTGTGTTATAGTCATACGTTTATCCTTGAATAATATTTACACGACTTTCGCTTTTTATACCTAATAAGCGACTTTCTTCGTGTATTCTTAGCCCTCTTGATTCACTGCGTATATACAGTGTCAATGCTGGGTCTAAGCGTTGTACAGTTACGATTGATATGTTAAATGCTGATACTTGTAGATTAGCAGTGAATACTTTTAGTCTACGTGTTTCAGCAGCCAATGCTGTGGTGCTAGTTAAGTTGGCTGTGGCCAATCTTACTGCTTGATTAGCCGTGGTCATAGCAGTTTGACAGGCTAACACTGCTGTTATGCCTCTCAATCTATTGGCTTGTGCTGTGAATTCACCTGTTGTAGTCACAGCCATTTGACCCGCTCTGATCACATTGATCTGTGCTGATACAGCCGATTGACTTGTCAACGCTACTGCTGAAGATCTTAGTTTGTCAATGCTTGCACTGACAGTTACAGCGGATTCTAATGCACCTTGGGCAATTACTACCTTACGTGCTTGCGCTGTTACGCTAGTGGTCGCAGTCATTACTACTGGGCGATCTGCTGTTACTCGACCTGTTGCTGTGACAGCCGTTGCCGCATTTAGATCAATGAATGTACGGCCAATCTTGTTGACCACAGTAATTTCTGCTGCCATGGCTGCAAAAGTTGCACTAACGGGCGTTGTTTTTGCAGCCTGTGTTGACTGAGTAAATTGTGCAGACAGTGCTATAGTAAATGGTCTAGAGCGTGCTGTTTCTGCTGACAGTGCAGTTTGACTAGTATATGCTTGTGTAATTCTTGCAGTCTTAATTGCACTAACAGTGATTGCTACTGTAGTTTGTAATGCTAGTTCGCCAGGACGTGTTCTACTTGCAGTGACCGCAACACTAGTAGTTGTAGACATTGTGGCCGCAATAGCAACGTTCTTCTGTGCTACTGTTGTCATTGAAACTGCAGATTGCAGAGCAAGAGTTTGTGTGGCAAATCTTATTCTATCGTTTGCAGTGGTAAAGGTTGCTGTAGTCTGTAGATCTGCCTGGGCCTGTTGACGTCGACCGCCACTTGCTGTTACACTTGTGCTAGCAGTTAACGCGGCATCTGCATTTACTACCAAACCAACTACTACAAAGCCATTGCCTCTTGTGTAGTTCCAATTGGGTTGTTCGGCTGTTGCACCGTCTAATAAGTTTCTTCTAAATGATAACCAAACTTGTGCTTGGTAATTACCAGGAGTTAATCCTGTGTCACTGATTAGGGTTTTTACACTTCCATTAGCAAATTCAGTCGCAGGCGGTCCTGACCAGTTGCTACCGCTAATATAGGTAGTGTTAGTGATCCATAATTGATCTAGGTAAATGGTCACAGGATTAGCAGTGCTACCCCAATCACCACTTAGGGTTGAACTCATTGTGGCCAACTGGTAGGCAGTATCATTGCCTATCAGTGTAGGAGTTCCTATTTCTTGTGCTACAGTAAAATATTCTACTCCGTCTAGCAAGGTACTGGTCGTTACAAGATTACCTAGTACACCACCGGCAGTTGCGGGCCAATTATAACTTTCAATTATACCTGGGATTAGATTGAATTCAAAATTGTGCCATTGTGTTGGATCAAATCCTGTGGGCAATCTACTGGTATGCACATTGGTACTAGCGTATCGGCCCCAAGCAGTACTTGTATCGGCACTAAAGTTACGTGAAACATTCAGTGTGTATTCAACATTTATTTCATAGTAATTGGTATCTCGACGTTTTAAATTGGCCTGTGTAGCACCACTGGTGTATAATCTTATGCTCTGACCTATAGCGATTGGAGCGGCTAATTTTAACCATAGGTCAACAACTACTGGATCCCAACCATTGTAAGTGGTTCCACTAATTGTTCTACTGGTGATTGTTTTTCTAATCTCTCCAACATTGTCACTGGTGATATAACCACTGCCACCAGCATTGTACAGTAGGGTTAGGAATTCACTGTTGGATTCTGCTGTGACTGTGACTGTAGTGGTCAAGGCAGCGGCAAAGTCTTTAACAACTGGCTGTTTGGTTATTGTAGCAGAGAGACTAGCAGTAACAGTCAAGTCTGCTGAAACTATGTCAAATTCACTGACAGTATCAGCATAACTTTGATCAAACTTGTATAAGAATTTTGTAGTGGCTAGTTTACCATCATTGATGCTGCCGTCAGGTTGTGTACTGCCAACTGCATTTACACCCGTTGCAAAGAACAAGTCATCAATGTAAGCACCGTTATCTTGATTGATTACAAATGGCTGTTCACTACCTACAAATATACCTCTGTAGTCGGGTTGGTTGTTGGCAGTGGCAAATGCGTTAACACCTGAACCAATGCGACCATTGTAGGTTGTGCTGGTATTGCTTGTGTTAACGCCATTGAATCTTAAAGTGATAACTCCGCTAGTTCTGCTGACTTCCCAACGATCAAAGTCGCCTGTTGGTTGGATTAGGTTACCATTAGATCCGTTAAAGGTAGTTGTTATGATTGTTGATGTACCACTTACATCTTCAGGTATGAAACTAAAGTAAGGAAGCGCACTATAGCCCGCACCCACTTGGGTGATCTTTAATCCTAGTTCCCAACCAGAACTATTGTTCTGTTGGCTACCATATTTGATGATAGGATATCTACCATTTATATTGCTTACATTAAGTGTACCGTACTTGATCCAAACACTGAAATAAAAGTCTTCACTGGCAGCAATGCTGAAGTCACCTGATCCGATAGGATCAATACGTAGGGCTTTTGATCTGCTGGTATCGAATGGAGCATAGAAACTTCCGGTTCCATACTTTTTAGTATCGGTAACTAGACCATATTGATTAGGCATTCAAATCTCCTACAAGCGTAGCCCTAGTTCTTGTACCAGCGACTTTGATTTCTATTGCGCTTGTAGTCAAAGAAGAAGCCGCTGAAAATGCGGCCTCGTCATAACGTACACGATTATTAGCGATAGCAATGTCAGTTGTTGCGGCCTGTGCGCTTGAGTACAATCTCGAGCGACTACCTGTGGCCACAATAGTTGTTGTTGTAGATACACTAGTATTGATGCTACGGATTCTACTTACAGCCACAGCAATATTGGCATTGCCAAATGCAAACAATGAGATATCATTGATTCTATTTGCTTGTGTAGTTTGTGCAAATGTGCATGATAAACTTGTTTGTGCAGTCACAGTCTTAACTGCATTTACAGTTGAACTGGCATTGACTGATAGTGCGGCTTCAAATTCTTTAACAGTACCGCTAGTTGATTGTAATTGGCTTGACGCAACTATATTACCTACAGCATCAGCAATGTGTGCAAAGTAATCAGGATCAATATATCCTACTTCAAAATAACTAGGGTATAGTTTTCTAGCATTAATGGTCATGGTGCTAGAGCCATTGATGCTGGACTCAGCATTGGCCGTATAGACGAAATAACTATCGTCTATGTAACCAAATACAAAGTAGGTAATATCCACCGGTTAGTCCTTAGGCTATTTTATAAAATTTGAAAACAAACATATTGTTTGGGCTTACTGTAACATAGGTATTTGACCCAGCAAGTCCTGAGGTAACACCGTTGGTACCTAAATACCAATTGCTTCCCACATTGCCATCGTGTTTAACAGTAATTAGTTGTGAAGCAGTCAATACAAATCTTACACTGCCAGCAGGTAGAAAACCACCAATAGTGTTACCATTAACAGTCTGAGACAGAGAGTGAACAGTCAATGGCATATTACCGCCATCGGCGAAGTGAAATCTTATTTCTGACACGCCAGCCGTTATTGCCGGACTATTACGAATATAAAATTCTGGCCATTCAAAAATGTATGTGCCTGTTGGTAAAGTAAATGCTCCAGTAGTTGCACTTACTCCACTAACTCCACCACTACTTGCTACACTAAAAACTGTTGTTGAAGTGGTTTGATTACCACTTGGAAATGTTATGTCATAACTAGCACTTCTAATTAAAATAATGTTGTTTTCACCACCAGCGCCGGTTGCTCCGGTTGCACCAGTGGCACCAGTAGCACCAGTTGCACCTGTTGGTCCGGTCGGTCCTGCAACTGAACTAGCGGCACCTGTAGCACCTGTAGCACCAGTTGCACCTGTAGCACCACTTGCACCTGTGGCTCCTGTAGGTCCAGTATCGCCGGTAGGGCCGGTAGGGCCGGTAGGGCCGGTAGCACCACTTGCTCCTGTGGCTCCAGTTGGTCCCTGACTTCCTGTGGCACCTGTTGGTCCAGTAGCACCAGTTGCTCCTGCTGAGGCTCCAACTGTTACTGTTTTTGTTCCTGAATTATATGCGACTGTAGCACTGCCAGTAGCCGCAAATGTTAAGGTATCATTGAGATCCAATGTACCTGAAGTTGTACCATCAGTAATACCTATGGTAGCATTGTTTAAATTGGTAAAATTACCATCTAACTCTGCACGAGTTAATGGCGTGCCTTTTGTTTCGCGTGTTACTATTACGGGTTTTGTCATCGTTTTCTCCTTATGTGAAACGGGATAGGGAGGGTGTTTAGTCCTCCCCCTTTTACCCTACCGTTCGATTATGTATACAGTGGTAACCAATAGTTTGTGCTATTAATTACAACTTTGCTCCAGGCGTCTGGTGTATCTAATGAACCTGTATAATATCCAGTTTCAAAACTTGCAGGCGCATCATTTGCCACTGAAACAACATAAGTTGCTCCTGTTGCACCTGTTGCACCTGTTGCACCTGTAGCACCAGTTGGTCCTTGTGCGCCAGTTGCGCCTGTTGGGCCAGTTGCTCCAGTATCGCCTTGTGATCCAGCAGGTCCTGTAGGTCCTTGTGCACCTGTAGGTCCTTGTGAACCTGTAGCACCAGTTGCGCCAGTATTACCTGTAGCACCTTGACTTCCTGTAGCGCCAGTAGCGCCAGTAGCGCCAGTTGCTCCTGTAGCACCTACATCACCAGTAGCACCTTGACTTCCTGTAGCACCAGTAGCACCAGTTGCGCCTGTAGCGCCAGTAGCACCTGCTATACCAACTGCACCTGATAAGTTAACAGTCCAAGCACTGTATGTTCCAGAACCTATGTGTTTTGTCTTATTAAATGTTAATTGGCCGTTTCCTCCGTTGTAAGAACTAACTGTACCATATTGAATGTTACTTACATCATAGGCAACAGTAATGTCCTGACCAAGAGAATAGTCTACATTGATATCAGCAAGAGTAATTGTTTGACTACCACTATTGGCTAGTGTAAAACTTGTAGAACTCGATGTTGAGTATCTATCACCATCTGCACCAGTTGCGCCAGTTGCGCCTGTAGCACCAGTTGCTCCTGTAGCACCAGTAGGTCCTTGTGAACCTGTAGCACCAGTTGCTCCTGTTGCACCTGTAGGTCCAGTTGCGCCTGTATCGCCAGTGGCTC